TAACGAGCTAGGTTAACAAATAAATATAGCATACCTGAGAAACCCTATGACCTGGCGTAAATATTTTAAAAGTAGTAACCTTCCTAGTAACGTTAGTCCAATTGGCAGCGGCCGTCGAGCCGAGCCCGGGTACCGAAACTATCAAAGCAATTTGCCTGAAGTTTATATTGGGCATCCAAATCGTACTGAACGATACAATCAGTATGAGCAAATGGACATGGACAGTGAGATCAATGCAGCCTTGGATATCCTGGCCGAGTTCATGACTCAAAAAAACGAAGCAAATGGCACTGCCTTTGACGTTCGTTTTAAAGAAAAACCCACAGATAACGAAGTAAAAATTATCAAAGAACAGTTGCGGCAATGGGTTACACTGAACGAATTCAACAAACGAGCCTTTAAAATTATTCGCAATACCATCAAGTATGGTGATCAGGTGTTTGTGCGTGATCCAGAAACTTTCAAATTATTCTGGGTTGAGATGACCAAGGTTGTTAAAGTTATCGTTAACGAAGCTGATGGCAAAAAACCCGAGCAATATGTTGTAAAAGACATCAATCCCAATTTTCAAAACTTAACTGTGACGGCAGTGTCCACATCGGACACCTTTATCAATCACCCACAAGTTGGTGGCCCTAGTGGATCGTATGTGCAGCCTGCCACTCCCTATAGTGGTGGCTCACGCTTTACTCATGCACAAAATGAATCAGCAATTAATGCAGAACATGTCATGCATCTCAGCCTAACTGAAGGATTAGACGTATATTGGCCTTTTGGTAACAGCGTTCTGGAAAATGTGTTTAAAGTATTCAAACAAAAAGAACTGCTGGAAGATGCTATTATTATCTATCGTGTGCAGCGGGCACCAGAACGTAGAGTGTTTAAAATTGATGTAGGTAACATGCCCACACACATGGCCATGGCTTATGTGGAACGCATCAAAAATGAAATACATCAGCGCAGGATTCCCACACAAACAGGCGGCGGCAATAACATGATGGATGCTACATATAATCCTCTGAGTCAAATGGAAGATTACTTCTTTCCTGTTACTGCAGATGGCCGCGGCAGTAGTGTTGATACACTGGCGGGTGCGTCCAATCTGGGTGAAATCACTGATTTACGCTTCTTTACTAATAAATTATTCCGTGGACTACGTATTCCCAGTAGTTATTTGCCCACAGGCGTGGATGATGGCACACAGGCTATCACCGACGGTAGAGTAGGCACAGCACTAATTCAGGAATGGCGATTTAACCAGTATTGCAAACGTTTACAATCCATGATTGTGGACAAGTTGGATCAGGAATTTAAACTGTTCATGCGCTGGCGCGGTGTTAACATTGATGGACAGTTGTTTGATTTAACCTTTGAGGAACCGCAAAACTTTGCACAGTATCGCCAGGCTGATATTGATAGTGCCAGAATTGCCACATTTACTTCACTAGAACCAATTCCATATCTAAGTAAACGTTTCTTGATGAAACGTTATCTGGGTATGACTGAACAAGAGATGAGTGAGAATGAAACAATGTGGGCCGAAGAGCAAGGTGATGTTGATGCAGCGCCGTCCGAAGATCCGTCATTGCGATCTGTGGGTATTAGTCCTGGTGGGATCGCTGGAGATTTGGACAATGTTGCACCTCCACCCGAGTCAGGTGGAGAACTAGGCGCAGGTCCCAATGAAATGCAAGGTATGAGTCCCATGGGTGGTATGCAACCTGGAGCAGCAGCTGGTGCGTCAGCAGCTGGCACCCCGGCAACCGTATAATTTAGATAAATAACTGCATGATCGTTACCGAATTATTTGAACCGGCAAAATCTGGGTACAACTCAGTAGCTGATGATAACAGTGTACTTAAATTAAGTGATTTAAGAAAATCTTCACGGTTAACGCTATCCGATCTCAATCGGTTACGCATGGCAAACGATGTACGCAAAGTAGAACACGAAAACAAATTAGAACAAATTACCAAGCAATATAAGCCCCCTGCGGCAGCTCCGGTAGTATAGTCCTGCAAAATCCCCCAAAAAACACCCATTTAACACTGTAATCTACGCAGTTTAGTAAATAGATTACAAGCCATATTACTTTTAAGGAGTTCCTAATGAACAAATATGAACAGCTAATAGAACACATTATAAACGATGACGAAGCGAAAGCTCGCGCATTGTTTCACCAAATCGTGGTTGAAAAATCACGTGACATATATGAGTCCTTGATGGACGAAGAATATGCAGAAGAAGATATTCATTCTTCTAACCCTGTAGAATCAATGGTTGATGAAATCACTGCTGATGAAACCATGCAGGCCGAAGAAGAAGAAATGGACATGGAACCAGAAATGGGCATGGATGACATGGGCGACGATGACATGGGTGATGAGCCTATGGGTGGACAAGACGATCCAGAAACTATCATTATGAAGCTAGAAGATGAATTAGACAAGCTCAAAGATATTTTTGCAGCGCAATCCGGAAATGATATGGGTGACGAAGCAGACATGGACATGGACATGGGCGACGAAGAGTCTGGCGATGAGATGGGTGACGAAGAGTCCGACGAAGAAATGGACGACGAAATGATGGAAGCGTCGGAAAAAGACGAAGACGAAGACGAAGACAAAGACGAAGACCACGAGATGAAGGAATCACGTCAGACTCCACGTTATACAAAAACTGCTGTTGATTTAATGCGTGAATACGTAGAAAAAATCAGCGCACCTAGCAATACAGAGTTCACCCCAGTGGGCACTGGCGCAGGTGGCGACAATCCAGCTGGTAACACTAAGAACCCAATGGCAGGCAAAAACGACATGGGCGGCACAACTGGTAACATCGTAAAAGGTGGATCCGAGCAAGCCCCAGACGGCACAAGCCCAAAAGGTAAAGTTGATGGTAAGCTAGTTAAGAACGCACAGGAAATTGACGTTGCTAAACGCAATGTGAACAAGCCAGGCGGTAACAAAGGCGCACAAGACTGGTACGGCACTAAAGCTTCAGCTAAAAAAGGTGAAGACGGCGGTACAAATAAAACCAGCATTGAAACTGGTGGAAACTAATTAGGGCAATAATATGGCTTTGTACCTAAAAGAGAATCTTACTTTTGACCGGGCACAGATGGAAGTCCTTACCGAGGACTCCACAACTGGTCAAGGTAAGAATCTATATATGAAAGGGATATTCATCGAGGGCGGTGTTAAAAACGCTAACCAACGTGTTTATCCCATTCACGAAATAACAAAAGCCGTTAGTCAGATCAATGATCAAATCAAGGAAGGACATAGCGTCCTTGGCGAAGTTGATCACCCTGATGACTTAAAGATTAATTTGGATCGTGTGTCACATATGATTGAACAAATGTGGATGGACGGTCCTTGCGGACATGGTAAACTAAAGATTCTACCAACGCCAATGGGTAAACTTGTTGAGGCAATGATTACCAGTGGTGTCAAGTTGGGTGTTAGTAGCCGTGGAAGCGGAGAAGTAAACGAAAGTACCGGACATGTTAGCGGTTTTGATATTATTACCGTTGATATAGTAGCACAGCCCAGTGCCCCTCATGCATATCCAAAAGCGATTTACGAAGGACTTATGAATATGCGTCATGGACACCGTGTTTTAGATGTAGCTGGTGATGCTACACACAATCAAAAAGTACAGAAGTACCTGAAAGAAGGCATAACACGCCTTATCAATGACCTTAAGTTAAAATAGGAGAAACCTGATGTTAGATGCTATCAAACCATTGTTAGATAGTGGCATCATTAACGAAGATACGCAACAAGCAATCAATGAAGCTTGGGAAGCTAGACTTTCTGAAGCCAAAGAGGTAGCTCGTGCAGAACTTCGCGAAGAATTTGCCCAACGCTATCAACATGACAAGCAAGTAATGGTTGAAGCTCTAGACAAAATGGTAACTGAATCTCTACAAAGTGAACTCGAAGAGTTTGCAGCGGAGAAACAGGCTCTAGTAGAAGATCGTGTGAAATTTAAAACTCACATGACCGAGAGTGCTGAGAAATTCAATAATTTCATGGTTGGGAAACTAGCCGAAGAAATTAAAGAATTGCGTGAAGATCGCAAACAATACGAGAACAGCGTAGCTGGTCTAGAAAAGTTTGTTATCAAACAATTGGCAGAAGAAATTCAAGAGTTTGAGCAAGACAAGCAGGCAGTGGTTGAGACAAAAGTTCGTCTAATCGCTGGTGCTAAGACTAAACTTGCTGAACTACAGAAGAACTTCGTTGCTCGTTCTGCTGAACTAGTTAAAGAATCAATTACCAAGAAACTAGAGTCAGAAATGACTCAACTCAAAGAAGACATCCACCTGGCACGTGAAAACATGTTTGGTCGTCAAATCTTTGAAGCCTTTGCAAGCGAATTTGCTGTTACTCACTTAAATGAGAACAAAGAAATCCGTAAACTACAGGCTGTTGTTGCTGCCAAAGAGCAAGCATTAGCGGAAGCTAGAGCTCAAGCTGACTCGGCCACAATGATTGTTGAATCAAAAGACAAAGAGATTAGAATTATTAAGGAATCAACTGAGCGCAAAGAAACAATCAGCACTCTATTGAAATCTTTAAACAAGGAGAAAGCTTCAGTAATGAGCGAACTTCTTGAAGGTGTGCAAACTGCTAAGTTGCAGAATGCATTTGAAAAGTATCTTCCAGCTGTTCTGAACAATACAGCCACCCCTGCTGCACAGCCTAAAGCTATGCTGTCAGAGAGCCGTACAGAAGTAACTGGAGATAAGACTGCTAAGACTAACGCTGAATATTCAGACAGTATTAATACTGTTGTTGAATTTAAACGTTTAGCAGGGCTAAAGTGAACCCTAATTAGGAGAAAAGGAAAATTATGTCACAAGCACTACTAGAAAGCCGTTGGGGCGAAACTAAAGACGCTCTGCTCGAAGGCTTAAATGGTTCGAAAAGAACCACAATGGGTGTAATTCTTGAAAACACCCGCAAGCACCTAATGGAATCTGCAACTGCAGGCTCTACTGCTGCTTCAAACGTTGCAACATTGAATCGCGTTATTCTACCAGTGATTCGCCGTGTTATGCCTACAGTTATTGCAAACGAAATCGTTGGCGTTCAGCCAATGACTGGTCCAGTAGCTCAAATCCATACACTACGTGTACGTTATGCCGATGGTGTAACTGACAGTTCAGGTTATGCTACAAGTACTACAGCAGGTGATGAAGCTCTAAGCCCATTCAAAATTGCTGTTGCTTACTCTGGTGCAACTGTTGGTGGTACAAGTACCACTGGTAAAGCATCCAGTACAAGCACACTAGAAGGTGTACCTGGTAACCGTATCAATGTTCAAATCTTGAAACAAGTTGTTGAAGCTAAGACACGTAAACTAAGCGCACGTTGGACATTTGAGGCAGCTCAAGATGCTCAAGCAATGCACGGTTTAGATATCGAAGCTGAAATCATGGCTGCACTAGCACAAGAAATTACCGTTGAAATCGACCAAGAGATCCTAGGTTCTCTACGTTCGTTGGCTGCTACCGAATTCACATTCGACCAAGCCGCTGTCAGTGGTACTGCTACATTCGTTGGTGACGAACACGCTGCTTTAGCTGTTCTAATCAACCGTACAGCAAACCTAATCGCTTCACGTACACGTCGTGGCGCTGGTAACTGGGCAGTTGTAAGTCCAGCAGCTCTAACCGTTCTACAGAGCGCAACAACTAGTGCATTTGCTCGTACAACAGAAGGCACATTCGAAGCTCCTACAAACACCAAGTTTGTTGGTACATTGAATGGCGCTATGCGTATCTATGTTGACAGCTATGCAAATGACAGCCAGTCAGTATTAGTTGGTTATAAGGGTTCAAGCGAGGCTGATGCAGCCGCGTTCTACTGCCCATATATTCCTCTAATGAGTTCTGGTGTTGTTCTAGATCCAGCAACATTTGAACCAGTAGTTGGTTTCATGACTCGTTATGGTTATATCGAGTTAACAAACACAGCGTCATCGTTTGGTAACGCTGCTGACTACCTAGGTGAAATTGCTGTTAGCAACCTATCATTCCAGTAATACGTTAAATTCCCCGGGATGGGAAGCATTAAACCGCCGCAAGGCGGTTTTTTGTTGACACCAATATCAATAATTGTTGCTGAATTAACAACACTTGACCAAAAAGAGCTCTTTGTGTACAATAGCGGTACAGTAAAAACAAGGAGCTAACATGCAAGAAAAAGAACTAACTATATAAATACAGTATAATATCTTTTAAAGGATTTAAAATGACAAACTTACTTAGAAAATATTCGCTCATCCTTGAAGGGATAGATGATAGCGAACTTTTTGGAAACCCAGCTACCGAAGCTAAAGCAATGGGATCAACTACCATAGCAACTGCTAAAGATGTCAGGGGTATCGACATTCAAGTAGGTGATACAGTAGCTCGTCCAGTGTCATTGTACAAAGCCGGTTCTGCAGAATTAGAAATTCGCCAAGTAACAAAAGTAGTTAATGGGAGGGTTTACCTAGATGGGGGAGCCACACCAATAAAGTTTCCTGAACGTCTAGCCGTACTAGGCAGATAACAAAATAAAAAGCGCCGCAAGGCGCTTTTTTGTTGGGTGCAATAAATATACGTGTTCACAGTCAGATGTAACTCCCGGAGCACCACTCCGGGTAGCTTAGAACGCTAATTAAAGGAGAAATAAAATGGCAAAGTTAAAAATCGCACACAAAGATGCAAGCGGAGCATTGCATGATCAAAAGACAAGTCCCACAGCAGCCAATGTGGGTGGGTACTACGGTGGCACTGGTGGCGAAAATGCCACACTAACCAGTACTGGTGTAAAAACAATTTTAGTTGTATACAATACAGCATCAAACGTACAAGTCACCAGCGGATATATTGTAGCACAAAAAGGTATTCGCAAGTTCTTGGCAGCTAATGTTGCTACTGCTAGTGTTAAAACTTCAGTATACACAGCAACAGTACGTTTAGTTAATGCAGCAACAGATAATGATAGAACAGCAAATCAAGGAACCATTGGTTGCTACACACCTGCAAATGTGGCATTTAATGCAAGTCGTATCACTAACAAATATGTATACGATTTTACTACTCCAATCCCAAACAGATATCGTTATGTGTTGTCTGATGTGGTAGCTGGTAACGGATTTGCTAATGTAGCCTCAGCTTAACCAAAACAAGTGCCAAAAGAACCCGCTTCGGCGGGTTTTTTATTGGATAACGCTTACAATAACCAAGCATAAATACATTAGATAAGGATATTCACGATGGCCGTTGTTAAGAATTTAAACTCAAATTACACAATTACCAATAAAGTCAACCCACTGGCTAATGTCATTGTTGAGACGCACACCATGTTCGTCAACGGCAACCTGTTGGTGGGCGGAAATACCACGCAAGTTACCAAAACAGATTTGTACGTAACTGATAATTTAATTACAGTCAATAAAGGGGAAATTGGCGCAGGGGTAACCTTAGGTAGAGCCGGTCTTGAAGTTGATCGTGGTTCATTTGCAAATGTTCAGTTAATTTATCGGGAAGACTACCAAAAATGGAGTATAACCAACGACGGCACCACCTATGCGAACATATCATCTACTACTGGATCTGGTTCACTTAGCGTATACGATGATAAAATTCCACAGCTGGGCGGAGATCTAGACACACTGAGTCAGAGTATTTTTAGTTCAAATGTTGCCTATGTAAAATTTGACGACAACGTGGCAATTAAAACAACCACAGTTGCCCCTACTGCTGTCGCTAACTACGATATAATTTATGCACAGACACCCCAGGGTGGTGGATCGGGCTTATACGTAACAAACACAACAACAACCAATCAGGAATTGGCAACACAGACACGCAATATTGCGTATAGTATTATTTTTTCTTCATAATAGGATTCGGTATGTCAGTACAAAACACAGCACTAACCACAATAGCCCAGGCTGTTTATACCAGCACAGGAAACACTGTGGTTTCCACAATGCATATTCCAAATTACACAGCAACTCCCATTACTTGTAACGTATGGGTAGTACCCAGTGGCGGAATTCCGTCGTTTACAAATATAATTTACGGCAATTTAACTATTACTGCCTATAACACATTGGTAATTGATAAAGAAAAGTTTGTACTTGCCAATGCCGATGCTCTCTATTCTAACGTTAGTAGCGACTCAAGTGCATCAGCAACAGTAACTTATACCGGATTTTAATCATGGCAAGATTTTTAAAGAATCCAGACTTGTCCTCAGGTAGCCTGGCAGCTAAGTTGCCAGTGGTGCCTAGCAGCGCCTATGGTGATGTACCCACTGATGGATTGATTAGATTTAACACTAGCAATACAAAAATTGAAATGTTTTTTAATTCTCAGTGGAATCAGGTTGCCAAGATTGGTTCTGTAAGTATTACTGTTGATGAATTTACTGGAGACAATCTACAGACAAGTTTTACCATGAGCCAGAGCGAAAGTAATCCGAACAGTATAGTAGTACAGATTGGCGGCGTTTATCAGCAGCCAATAACTAATTACACAGTGTCAGGAACAACTATTACATTCACTAGCCCCCCACCAGCTCCGGGAGTAAACCCCAATAAGATTGTTGTTATTCATAATCTTAATAGCACTGATGCTGCATAAAGATTAACAATGGCAATTGGGCGCATTACTGGACAAATGTTATTTCAAAACCTTGAACGTCAAGGTGTTGATCTTCAGTTTGACTCAAATTTGGTATACCTGGATGTTACCAACCGTCGAGTCGGCATAAACAATAACAGTCCAGAATACAGTTTTGATTCTTCTGGTAATGTTAGAGTATCCAACATTATTATCCAGGGTAACACAATTTCCAGTAACACTGGCCGTGTCAATCTTGGCAGTATCGCCAATGTTGTTATAACCGGTGGCGATACAGAATTTATATTATACACTGACGGACTTGGTAATTTATCTTTTAGTAATATACAAAATCTATCAGTTATTTCCAGTATTATTTCTAACGTAGCAGCAGCAAATGTAGAGATAGGCCAATTACAGGCAAATATTGCTGCAGCAAATGTTCATATAGACACAATTGATGCCAACCTTGGTACAATTACGTCAAACATTACCACATTGTTTGGTAATGCTACTAGTCAGCAATCAAATATTGACGCCATTAATGCCAATGTAGCTTCAGCAAATATTCAAATTGCCAATATAGAAGCTGCTCTAACCAACTCGTCTGGTAATATAATTATTCTTGGTACGCCTGTTGATACCAGTTTAACTGCTAATGCTGCATATGATGGTTGGGCAACCTCTACTTATGTGACAGATGCAATTGATAATCTAAATCAAGTTGCATTAAATGTTGGGCAACAAACTTTTGTTGGTAATGTGCAACTTACGGCGAATGTTATTGCTGGACCAAGTCCGTTAACGGTAAGATTTACTGGAACATCCAGCGGCTGGCCAAATTCTTATTATTGGGAATTTGGTGATGGCACAACTAGTACCAACAGCAACACAGTAATTTCAAGTTCGATTGACGGCTCACGAATTACTAACTCAGTGACAAAAACATACACCAATGTACTTGGTGGACAATTTACTGTTTACCACAGAGCGTTTAATTCAAATGGCACTTGGTATGGAAATGCTAGTCTAGGTGCAATTGGCAGCGTTGATGATGCAACCATAGTTAATTACATAACACTGTATACACCTAATCCAATTCCAACGTTTACTGCCAATGTTAGTTCTCTAAACTCCAGTGGAACGTTATTATTAACAGACACTAGCCAGTATGCAACCAGTTATATAATATACTGGGGTGATGGTACAATTTCCAGTAACCTGGCAATTGCTGGAAATCAAAGGCACACCTACGTCAACTCCAGTGGGGACACTGTTTACAGTATCATACTCCAAGGTAACAGTACTACTGCTGGACCAAATCTAGTCACTGTTAATAGCGCAGCCACTTCAACAAAAGTTTATAGCACTCATACTCCGGCTATTACTGCCAACGTTGTTAGGGTAGTTAACTGGGAAGGCAATGGCGGCGGTTATGTAAGATTTACCAATGGGACAGCAACAAATCCAGGAGCAGCAAGCACATTTGGCGCACAACAAGTATATCAATATTGGTGGAGCGATATCACCACAGCCGGAGCAGCCGGTGCTAACAGCAATGTTGCTGTTGGAGTTGGCACAACAGGATCCGGAGACACAAGTCAATATATTGATCATGCGTATGCATTAAGCAATGCTGCACAAGCAGCTGGTACAACAGTTACCTATGATACCCAACTACGAGTTTATACTGGTCATACCAGCTCGCCATTCAGCAGCACAAATGTATCAATTATTGTAGAACCAAGTGTTAGAAGTAATATAAATGCCCGAGCTAACGTAACCAGTGATAGAACAGGTGATACTGCCTTGACTGGATATATATTCACTGATTATAATAATTATGATCGAGCATTGTTTACCTTTAGTACCGCTGCACAAAATACCACCACATATAATTGGGGTTGGGGCGACGGTACAGCCTCAGGTAATCTCAGCGAAGGTGCAGCCGGTACTGTTACCGGCGGAAATATTACTCACGTATATACATCAACTGGAACTAAAACAGCAAACCTAACTGCTTACGGAACTCCTGGTACATTGTTCCAAACAAATAGTAAATCAAGATCGATTACAATTTCAACTAATCCAGCGGCGCCTGGAAATTTAAGTTCCAAGACACTGAGTCTAAGCACGGCATCTGTTGGTACTAGCCCGTACCTGGCTGCTGGCGCCAGTGATAATACTGGTAGTAATATTGCAGCAAATGGTACCAGTGTTACCAGGTATACAACCAGTACCACTTGGGCAAACACTGCCGCAATAACTGCTGCAAATAGCTCTGTTTCTGGATCACTAACCGCGGTGTTTAATGCTGCCGATAATGGAAACGTTTCTTTTAGCACAACCACTGATACAACTGGAACTTATACCACCTTAAGAATAACGCAAGACGCCGATGCACGTACTGCAATAAGTGCTGCCACATATCCTTCAGGATTCTACAAAGTATTTTCTGCACTTGCCGCCAAATCACTTACCAGTGTAAGTCTAGGATACAATGATATAACATTGACACACAACTCTGCAGGAAGTACCAATACTGTGGCGTTTGTTAAAGATGATGTAATAACAGTACCCACTCTAGTTACTTCATCAGTGACAGTGGCCAATGTTACTGCAACTGCAATACGCTATATATCCGGATTGCCTTATTATCAGACCGGTGGAAATGTTGTAATTCAAGGACTGCAGGCATATAGCTGGATAGGACAAACATACCAGAATACAGCAACACCGATGACCATTGCCGCCAATGCCACATTGGCCGAAGGAACCAGCGGAACAATTATTTCCAGCCAGACTAAAACTTATACACAACTGGATGGATCAACTAGTTATCTAACTGCCAGTATCCCCAAGGCCAATACCGGTAACGTGATTAGCAATAGTTACACGTTTGGTAATATATATGCGTTAATTAATGGATCAGCCGCTGCAGTGGGTAATGTTACAGCCACATTAACGAGTGTCAATGGGTCTAGTACCACAGTATCCTTGCCCAAGTTAATAAATGTTTACAGTAGTGCTATTTCTGGATTTGATGAAACCAGCATTGCCTGTTCTGCTGGAACAGCAAACACCCAGGTCGCTAAACGCATCGTATTGACCAGTGCAAATATTACTACACCAATCTACGCCAATACTGGTACTAACTATTACGCAGCAGCATGGACTGGCTCTCAAACAATTGAAGGAACAACAGAAGCAGTGGTTCGCTGGGGAAATCTAAAACCCAACACAACCAATTACACCAACTACTTACCAGTGGGGCCAAACTTAGCGGTGGGTGGTGATAGAACAACGACACAGAACTTTAAATTGGCATTCCAAAGACCCGCAATGCAAAACTTTAAAGTCATATTCACTGGGCGTGTGGCCGGAATGTTTATAGCCGCTCCAGGAACTAAATTAACTGACACATCATCTACATTAAACGGATGGGCTGATGCCAATGTAGCGTATGCAGGTGCAGGCATACCAGGTGCCAATACCGGCGCAGGTGGTAATGGAGGTGTTGGCTGTGCAGTTGGTACCACAGTGCCCACTAGCACTTTTGTTAGTAATGTAGCTTACATATTAACATTAGGAGGTGTAAACTTATCCCAATCCCCAACTAATAATCTTTTGCTCAATGTGGTACTAGGGCCAAACGATTTTGTAAGCAATTTATACATAGGGGCAACATAACATGGCTATTTCAGATACCCAAAAAGTTGACCTTTTATACAAGAAAATTGCTTGGTCTGTTACCAAAACGGATACCAATCCGCCTAAAGAAGCCTACAACGAAACGAATCCAAGTCCGTTATTGATACGCGGAGATTCATTGTGGCAGCAGTCAGGTGATATACCAGCATCAATACCTGCTGCAAGTAGCTCAATTGTTGAGGTATACAAAGATGGAGTAGGGTCATGGTCATCCACGGTGCAATGTACAGAAGACACCGGAGTCACTGATAATCGAACATGGATGACCGGAATTTCCGACTGGATAGGTCCAGAGTTTGGTGCTACTTATTTTGTTAAAGTTTATATTGATAGCACTGGATCAACAACACCACAGACCACTGGAATCTCATTACAGGCCGCAGGCTTAAACGACGACCAGTGGTACTTTGACTATCAATCGGGAATATTAAATTTTATTGGTTCAAATCTCCCCACTGCTATTGCCAGTGGCGTTACCGGTAAAAATATTTTTATCAGTGGAGCAAGATATGCTGGATTAAAAGGCGTTGATACGTGGGGGAATGTTACTTTTGGTAATGTTACTGTTAGCGGAAATATATCTGGAAATTTGATAGGTACAATTTTAACTTCAAGTCAACCTTATATTACCAGCCTGGGCACATTAACCTCCCTGAATGTGACAGGTAATCTGTTAGTTGGGAACGTCAGTCTTGATAACATAACCTCGGGTAACTTGGTAGCAAATAGTGCTAACATTTCAGGAAATGTTACTGCACCATGGTTTATTGGCAATGTTGACGGTAGAATTGGTAACTTTATAACATCAGTAAGTTCAGCCAGCGTCGCTGCTGCTAACTCTTATATAAATAATACCTCGGTACAACTTCAGGATATTAGCATAATTGGTAATACCATCAGGAGTACCGGAACAGAACTAATTATTTCTGCTAATACCACCAATCCAAATAATCTAATTAAATTTGACAGTATAAGTGCGTTTGTTATACCAACAGGAACAGACGCACAACGTCCACCAAATCCCACATACGGATATGTGCGCTACAATACCGGTAAAGGTTCAATTGAGTGGTGGTCGGGCTCTGAATGGGTATCGGCGATTGCGACAATTACCGGAGAAACCATATACCCTAACGGAACAGATGTTACGTATACCTTGGGACAAGCCTCCACAGCTATTAGTATTTTGGTTAACATCAACGGTACTGTACAGCAACCAACCACTGCTTATACTGTGTCGGGTGACCAAATTACTTTCCCTGAACCACCACTGGTAACTGATATTATTGAAATTAGATACCTGGCGGCCAGTACTGCATTAGTTCCCAGTGACTGGAACGGTGGTGATGTTGGTGGTACGGTAAACATTCAAAGCACAACAAATAGTGTTAGTACAACCACAGGAGCTCTGCGTGTGGCCGGCGGTGTCGGCATTGTGGGCAATCTTAATGTTGGTGGTAATATTACACAGCAAAGTTCCTACTACGAAACATACGGAAATGTGAGTAATCAAGGCGGCAACTTGACCTGTAACTTTAATCTTGGTAGTATATTCTATGCCACACTGGGTGCTAATGTTACAGCAAACTTTACCAATGTTAATGCAATCACCAATACAGTAACTGGTGCTACAATCATTGTTGATCAAGGAGCTACAGCATATCGTGTTGCTAATGTACAGATCAATGGAGTT